GCGGTCGTTAACCGTTCCGGCCGGACCGTTAACCAGCTCGTCAGCGCGCTTGACGTTATCCAGGAATATTTCAGGCGTCGTCGTTCCCAAAGGCGGGTTAAGTTCGGCCATGTTTTTTGCTCCAAAACGGTGTTCGCCCAAACGAGGGTTTGAGCGAAAGATAAAGTTGAAAGGGATTTTTTTGGTATTAAGCAGCGTCGCCGGGGTATGTGGCGTCGTCGTACTGGTAGAACGATTCGAGGTACTCTTTAGCGGTGACCTGACAGGTTCCGTCTGACTGTGGAGCGATCTCCTCTACAATGGCGTCGTAGACGTGGCGCGTTGAGCCGCAGAACACCAAGCGGATCGGCTCGATGGTTGCCGACGACAGGTCAACCCGCATGGGATCATCAAACTCGCTCAGGTGCGGGACTGACAGCTGGAAATCACCCACCCTGCTCGCCACCATCAGCCCGGATGCAGAGCCATCCTGATAGCGGATCAGCGCGCGGGGATTTTCGAAAGACCAGTCCAGCGGCTCCGTAACGGTGAACGTTGTCACGCCACCAGCTGTTGTCATCGCCTCCACCAGACAGGAAATCGTGTTGTTACCCGGAATATCATCCGTGAGCACGATGCGATCTCCCGTGTTGTAGCAAAGCGCGTCCAGCTCGGTTGTGGTCTGGAACGTCACCCGCTGCTGCAGGTATTTCATCAGGCGACGCATCCCGATTTGGTAGGCGTGATCCTGATTGAGTACCCCATCGAGTTTGTAGTTTTCGATTTTCACCGGCGTGGGATTATCAGGCGTCCGGCATTTAACGGTCTCCTCTGCCCAGGTAGTCCCGTTGATGTACGTCACGTCGACGCCATCAAAATCATCGTCGGACGGTACGGTAAATCCGCTCTGCAGCTCCTCCACCATCTCATGCGGGGTGATCACGCCGGTCCAGGGCTTAATCCCCTCGCGGTTGACCGTCGCCAGGCCATCGCTTAACAGGAAGCGGGACTTGCCAGCATTGGCTATCTTCTGCAACATTTCCAGCGCTGAGATACTGTCGCCGGTAGCAAAGTCGAAATACTCGCCGCGTGGCGTCCAGTATGCAGACTCCAGCACATTGATGGTGTCGACGTCCATCTCCAGCCCCAGCGAGTTTGCGACATGCAGCAGCGCTCCCGAAATGGTTCTGGCCGTTCCGGTTTCATAGGCCCGAGTGGCCACAACGTTTACGCGGCGGTCCGACTGAGCCGCCAATTTGCCCCCCGTCTCAACGGTCACCCCCATCAGCGACACGCCGGGATAGGATGAAGGGCGCGTCAGCAGTCGCCCGCGCAGTGCCTGCCAGTACATACTGTCTCGCGCGTTGTTTGAGCCCTGCTCATTGCGCCGACGGCAGCGAACCTCTACCAGCCCCGGAGAGCTGAGGGTGATCCGCTCAGTGAAACCTAACCCGTTGACGTTTTTCAGCGCATACTCGCCCTGGTGACTCACCCACCCCGATCCGGAACCGTAGACGCGATACTGTATCTCCCACTCCACGTGGCGGATCCGTTTTTTGCCCTTACTGTCAAAGCCACAGATGCCGTTCGGGAAGGAGAAATTCACCTCGAATGCATCCACCAATTCATTCTCAGGGCAAACCAGGAACGGCCCCAGCCAGCTCAGCGTGTCGTTAAGACCAGTGGCCTCATAGTCGATCATCGTCCGGGCGGAGAATCCCGGCCATGACTCATCAACGGCACCGGAAACCAGGCGCGCCACCGTCGCAGTCGTGCCGTCGGCAGAGACAATGCGGTACTCATTCCCGCGGTGAGCAAGTGAAAGCCGTTGCACCCCCTCCGGCATGCCGGAAAAGGCCGTTCCCGTGGCAGAGTTATAGGCGAGTGTTACATTCGCCGTTACCGCCGGGCTGCCGCCGGTTGATGCTGTGCCGGAGGTGTAAACCGGGGCATCACCGAAAACAGCTGCAGGCAGCGAAGAGGACGTGATCTCCCCACCCGCGAACGGACTGGCCGACTCGGTTATCAGTACGGTGCCGCCGTTGTCCTGCGCAACCAGGCCGGAGCCGGTGAGTCCCTCGGTGATGGCCGCCAGCAGTCCCGACATCGAGAAGTAGTTAGCCACCAGCGACACCGGGTAGGTAACCCCCTGCCAGGTGATCGTGAACGTGCTGGAGCTGGTCGAAAAATCGTAGGTGGTCGGGGCCGCACTGGCCTGGACTTTTGCCGCGCTCCCCCCGGTGCCGGGCACTGCAGCCTGACCGGGGGTATATGACGCGATAAACAGATCGTAATCGACAGAGTTAAACCCCAGCGTCACCGGCATACCTACTACCGGCGCGATCTCCGTCAGCAGCGGGCTTGCGATAACGCTGTATCCGGCCGCCGTGGTGATCTGGTAGTTCGCCGGGGCTTTAAGTTCGACCACGGCGCCAGCGACCCAGCTGGGCGGTAGTGCGTTATCGTTCTCGTCATTATCGTCATCATCATCCGTATCCAGCCCCGTAAACGTCACGCTCGATCCGGAGACGGTCATGCTGTCTGCGATAATGTCGTCTGCGTCCGGCGACGTCTGGGCCATATCCAGCCCGGTGCCGGATGACGTCCCGCCCACTTCGGTGGAGTTGACCCAGTTTTCGCTGCGCTCATCACCGGAAACGTCCGCGCCTGGCGGGTAATGGGTGCTGCTGAATCCCGGTAGCGTTGAAGCTGGCGTACTGCCAACCCTGATATCGCCATTGGTATAAATCAGATCACCGACACCGAGACACAGCAGCATCTGGACGCGCATTTTCGTAGGATCGGCGGCATCAAACCGGGTAACCGGCTGCACCACATAATCAGGGTAGATACGCACCCGGCCAAACACCTCACGAATGGCATCACCGAGTTTTGCCGTATTTGCCTTTGCCGGGTTCAGGTCGAGACTCCGCCCTGTGGATGAGGTATAGCCGCCCGTATCGATGTTGCTCATCATAAACAGCGAATAGGCTGCAGCGGCAACGGAGATACCGACGCCGATCCACGCGATTGTGGCGGCCTCCAGCCCGAAGGGGACCGGATAAAGCCGGACATCACTATCAGGGCGGATCACGCAAGTAGCCCAGTCGCCTGGCGGAATTGACTGCCCCTCAACCTCAACGGTCAGCGGTGGAACATCCCGATCCTCGTAACCTTCAACATTTGCCACCAGCCACTTGCGAATACTGGTTACACCATGCTCATGCGTTTCAAGTGGTTCTCCGGGAAGCCGGGACGGATAAAAACGAATGGTCATTGCCAGAACTCCACTTTGACAAATCGCCGCTTAAACCGTGACAGCGGCAAGAAAGTGACGTTGGTACCGGGATTACATTCCGCCACATGCAGCAGACCATCGATACTGACCACGATCCCCACATGGGTGACGGCTGATCCGGAATAACAGGCCACCCCGGCCCCTTCGCAGGGTTCACAACGTTTCAGCGAAAGCATCAGCTTTCTCGCTTCCCGGTCGAGGCCCCCGCCGTCTTTGGTGACCCCTGCAAAATCGGGCCATTCGGGTAAATTCAGGTCGCGGCGTATCTCGTTCACAATGCCGAAACAGTCGAGTTGCGGGTATACGCGCCCGCCCTTCAGCCAGGTGACTGAACGGTATTTATCAGGGTTGAACATTGGGATTCCTTAGCTGATATAACGCAGTCCGGGGAATACAGGTAGCGTGTAGCGGTAACGTGGCCAGGCGGTATCGAGGATATTCATGTAGCCCGCAGTGATCTGCGCCTCTGTCGCCGTCCAGTAACCAGACTTGATTTTCAGCGTATACGGCACTTCCGCAGGGGCCGCTAAATCAGTGGAGATATAACGCCGGTACGTCAGAAATGCAGACAGACGGTTAGCCAGCGCATAGCGGATCGCCGTGGACACAACACCATCGATATTGCACAGGGCAAATTTGAGGTCCTGCGTGCCGTCCGCATTGCGCGCCGGCAGCGCAATGTCTATCGAACAGGCTGAAAACGTTACGGTATCGCCGTTCTCCGTCGTCGCCGTGATGTTCTCGTACCCCTGGCAAAGGTAGTGAACATCAGAGCCAATGGTGATCTGCAGCGTTTCAATGATCACCTCCGGCCCGCTGCTGGCGTAGAGGCGGTTGAGTTTTGTCATGATTTTTACCCAATAAAAAAGGCCACCCGAAGGTGACCTTAAAAATTGGTGTCGAATGTGGGTGTACCCTCACCGGCAGGATCGCTATTCCGCGCTTTATTTCACGCTCCGGCTACGGAGCGGCATGAAGGACTTTCCCACAAATCGACACAAGTGATTATGAAGGAGAAACGGTTTTAATCAAGCCTTGGGCCACTCCTTATTCAGCGCAATATCCAGCAGCGAGCTGCCGACGATCCATTCCGGGTAATTACCCCATGGGGCAGGAGCAAGGGGGCGTTCCCATAATTCAAGCGTCGCTGTGTACTTCCAGTAAATCGGGGCCACCAGCACCGGTCCCTGATAAATATCTGTAAAGCGGCATTTGTAAAACTTAATGCCTGCCGGCGTCTGCAGCTTCATCATGAACCATGCAGCCCCGTCAGATAACGCATCACGGAACCAGGACTCAAACGCCAGTCCCTGCGCATCGGTTTCCATAAACCAGGTGATGCTGGCCTGCGTCGGCGTGGACGTAAAAGCCCGCCTTTGCCTCGCGCGACCGGTGGTTAACTGGGTTCGTTTTAACGGGCTTACAGGCTGAAATCCGTATCCTTCCTGTAATGGCATAGGGAGGCTTTCATGTGGGTAGTAGATATCAGTCATGCAGTCTCCCGGTAAAGTATCTCGAATAAAATTTCACCATTAACCTCAGGAGGGTATTCATTTCAGAATAAAGCACGATGAAATCGAAGAAATCTCTGATTTTTTGGTTCAAATTAACGAAGATAAAAATCTTATTAAATCGAAACAAACACACAAGGCGATATATTTATCAATTCACATCAAGAGCTAAAAGAAATCAAAAAAAACAGCATTATCAATATATTAATTTTATTGACTTTGATGTGAGCTTACATTGTTTCGGCACAGCCCCACATCAAAATAAAAAATGGCGATGCGCCGACAGGCAATATACGTCAATGTGACTGCTTGTTTAAAAGCAACTCCTGCAGAAGAAGCGCAATAGAAACAAAGATCAAAACCCCACAAAAAACAATTTTTGCAAAATCATAGTTAAACACGGTTGTAAGCGTATCATTATTATATAAGTGATTATGCCTATAGGAATAAGTTGTGTAGATATCATCGCATATTTCAAGAAATCCACCGACTATCAAAACAAGCCAAAGAAATGAAAACTTCACTCGGACCTCCTTACGTTTACGTCTCCTGTTGAAGATAAGTCCGCCAATAAAAAGAGGAATCATAAAAGCTATGAAGTCTTTAAATGTAAATGTTAACAACGCTTCCATTATTAAGATCCTTGTGTTTTCTTGCACCTACTCAGATTGTTAGACTTACCTACCTAATCAAGTCTCAGCTAATGCAGTTTAGCTTACCTAGGACCGTGTCGTGTATAGTTTCCTTTTAGAGCGTTGCCAAAAGCCCCTTGTGGCATGGTAACCTCCTTTGTGAGTTCACCCTTTAACTGCCTGGAAAGCTGTCGATTATTCTGATTGAGTGTAGCGCTCAACTGCTCCGGAGTAATACCCTGGAGATGAAACTCCTGATTAATCGGCGCGTGTACAGTTGTTTGCCTACGGTTATCGCTGTTAACGTTCTGAACACCAGTACCAAACCCTGTACGCCCCAGAGTTGCATCTAGCGGTTGGCCATTTCGAAGTGCCTCAAGCTGAGACACGCCGATCCGGTTCGTTGACGCCTGGTCAAAGACGTACTCTCCTTTGTGAACAATACCTGCGGGCTGATACTTGCTACCGGGGCCGGTGTAACCGCCGGAGGCGAAGCCAACTCCTGAAACAGCCTGGATATTTGAGACGATACTGGCAGTCTGCGCAGCGATTGAGGCCATAGCGATGATGTTGGCCGGATAAGGCGCGCTTACTGCCCCACTTGCTATAGCCTGCTGGATTTTCACCATAGAGTCAGCGATAGCGAATGCCTTGCTCGCAGCAAAAGCAACCTTGTAGATTGCCGATTGCTCACCAAACCCCGTTCGCATGATGTCGGCGGTACTGTCAAACAAGGACTGCGTGGCCGCAGATATGATGGTGTTTTTCTGAGCCTCGATGACCTGATTTGCATCCGCTGCACGCTGACGAATCGACGTCATTCTGGCCTCACCCTCGGCAGTTATTTCGCCGGCCTTCGCATAAGCTTCCTCCTGAGCTGCCAGCCAGCGCTGGAGCTCCTGCTGCGCCTGGTCATATTCATTGATTTGCCCCTGCATCCCCTCAAAAGTTCCAGAGAGTCGCCCTCCTGTGGGTGTCAGGTTTCCTACAACATTACGAACCGTCGAGGGCAGTTGCATATCGGTGTTTTGATAAATATCTGCCCGCGTTTTTTCATATTCACCGGGTTTAAGTTGCCCGGTTGCTTTGGCCTTCTCCAGCAGTTCAAGACGGGTTTTAAGCAGATCGTTTGTCCGCTCATCCTTCGTCTTTACCTGTTCCTGCATCTTCCGATAATCGTCCAGGGTTTTTACGGAATTTTGCAGTGCCTCCTGCTGCTTATACGCCTGGAGGATTTCATCTGAACGGGAAAGAATCGACTTCTGGTCGGCTGTGAGCTGTGTTTTAGACTTGAGGTCAGCAATTTGCTGTTCGAACTTTACCCGCGCCTGGGTTGCGCTGTTAAGCTTGTCACTGACATCCAGCTGGGACTGCAAGGCAGCTGTCTGCTGGTTTATTTGATCAAGCAGCCGGGTTGCCGCGTCCTCTGTATAGGCTTTTCCTTTGTGGGTCTTAGGCTGTTCAGCCTTTTTAGCCTGCTCAAGTTCCTTTTCTCGTACAGCAATTAGCGCATTTGCCTGATCGATGGCTTCTTTATTTCCTGAGAAAGCAATTTTTTTGGACTGCTCTCTTGCCTCCTTTAACCGAGCTTCTGCACCGGCAACTCTGTCTGCCGCCAGATACTCCTTATTAATCCAGTCAACAGACTCTGCAACAGCTTTATTACCCTGAATGGTCAAAGCATTCATCGTTGATTGCAGGTCGATAGCCTGGCCGATAAATCTCATTGTGGGGTCTATTGCACCACCAAGGGCAACCTTCTGCTTACCTTTGTCGGCTGCTGTGTAATAATTTTTGACCTTTATAGCCGTAGCCGTCCATGAGTCGCCTATTTTCAGGATCTCTCGACGATGCATATCAATATCAGCATTCAGAGCCGTAAAATTAGCCGAATCTTTATATTGTGAGACTTTTTGTCGTGCTTCATCGTAACTAAACCCCACATCAATTAATTTATTTACTGCCTCGCTGGCACCGTCATTCGTAGAGATAAACATATTGCCGACGTCTTCGATCGCCAGCCCCGTCTTATCGGATATCGCAACCATATTAAGTGCAAGACGCTCGGCAGCATCACCGTTAGTGCCAAGCGACTCTGTAGCAATTTTTGTTGCCGCTTCAATGTCCAGCCGATTTTGATAAACAGCATAAGTGAGAAGACCAACTGCCCCCGCAGCTACTGTAAATGGATTCACCAACCCCATGACGTAGGTGGATACACCTTTAATTGCAGGAATAATACCCCCGAACATATCTTTCAACTGTCCGCCCTGCTGCATCAGCACCATAAACGGAGACTGACCGGTGGATAAACCGACAACAATATCTGTCATCTGAGCCGGGATCATGCGCATGGCATAGGCAGTCTGGGCGGCGGATTGGCCGGTTTTACCAAGGTCGTCGCGAAATCCTGTTAGCCTGTTTCGTGTTTCCTCGATTTTCTTTGAATAAAGATCGAATGTATCGGTATCTACCATCCCCTTGGATTTGAATTTCGCAAGATCCTGCTGTTGTTTATCCAGTTTGTTCAGGGCGGCGTTTACCGGGTCGATACGATCTAAAAGTTCAGAAAGGGACTGTTTTTCTTCATCAGTGGCCTTTGTCACTTTCCCTGCACTGGTGGCAGCACGTTCACCTGCCTGCGTCATTTTTACAAGTGCAGTTGCGAGATTGTCAGCCTGCTTTTCTGCCCCAGAACTGTCAATAATAATGGCCAGGCGGGAGGTTTGTTCTGTCACGTGCTTTTCTCCGGGCAATAAAAAACCCCGCCAAAGCGAGGTTGGAACTTTTTGAAACTGTCGGGTCTTTACTTCATTGGCGGTAAAACATTATTGCTACGATAATCACCGCAAAGACAGTAATTGCAATTCCAGCGATTAACTTTACATTGACATCAGCCAGCCTATCACTAGCTCCAGTATTGTCAGTATTAGCTATTATCTTCGAGGGAGTTACATCACTCCCGCAATGCTTGCACTTCACCGCTTCGGAATTTATTAATTCTGCGCAGTAAGGGCATTTGACTGAAGTTCCGGACGCTTTTAGCTTATCTCCCACCAGAGCAATAATGATACCTGCGATGGCTACGAAACCTCCAAATATCATGTAATTTTGGCGCGATGACATTAATCCAAGATTGTTAACCCTATAGCCACCGCTTGTCGCTACTGTCACATCCATAAATAGCGCCGATACAGCAAAGATCACCCCTATTACAATCGCTAAGTATCCAATAATCTTCACTTGTCTACCCCATAAATTAAAAAGCCACCCGATGGTGGCTTTATCAATCAGCTTGCGTTCTCACAACCCGGCAGGCTGCGGTCAATCACAAGATTACCCTCAACACGCAGACCAATCTTACCGAACAGGAAGGAGTGGTTAAGTTGAGTGACAACTACGTCAGACAGACCAACTGCACAGCGATCTTTTTCAATCGCTCGATCAGCGGCTGTTTTAACGTTCGGGATGCCAAGAGGGAAGATGATAACCGGATAGCTATCTTCTGCTGTTACACGTTTCCCTTTGTAGAACTTACCCCCATTGAGGTTGTAATTTTTAGTACTCGCCACAGTCAAATCTGCAACACGTACTGTACAACCAGAAAGTAACAGCGCTCCAAGCGCCAAAGCGATGACTTTTTTCATTATAAGTTTCCTTTGATTGCAATCGGAAACATCCTATCATCGACTTTCAGGAGCATGGACCACCATTAATGGTAGGTCAGTTGCTTCCTTTCTTATCTGCTGCACGTTTCTGTGCCTCTGCCCACTCATCCCTCCAGGCATCATCAAGGGCCAGTATCGCTGCATCAAATTCAATGCGGTCGATCAGGATGGTGCGCGATGCCAGGTAAAGCTCGATATCGTTCAGGGATAGAGGGAGCGGCACTCCGGCCAAGCCGGCATACTTCCTGCCGCGCGATATCATGGCGTAAGCGTTGAGGATCTCCCCAGTGACCGCATCAATTTCAGGCTCCGGAATTGGCGGGAGATTTAGTTTCTCCCTTCGCCACTTTGCTTTCTCGCCCTGCTCGCCGGCGAATTCCTTTAGCCACTTTTGGGCCTCTATGGCTTTTTTACGGTTTCCTGAGTCTGCTGCTCCTTACCCTGAGCAATATTCGCCGCCTCAGCCAGAATAAGCCAGTACAGAGAGGGGTTTTGCTTCAGTAACGCAACACCACGCTCCGGTGTATACGCTACCGCCGTCTCCGTACCATCCACCAGCTCCCCCACGCCTTCCCAGTCTTTCAGAAGAAAGCGCGCGCAATTGTCGATGAGAAGATCATCAACCGAGTCAATCTCACCCACACTGGCGAGATCGAAAGCATCCGTACCGACCTGGTAGCTCGCGTCCATTTTGTCGATATGGCGCCGCACCAACGCATTGCGTGAGCGGTATTGTGGATTCTCGCTACTGGCCACCAACAGACGGAGTTTAAATAGCGCCTCGTCTTCCGGCGTGAATTTCTTTTTACTTCCTGCTGGCTTTTTGTAAGGGAAAAACCAGCGTTCTCCGTTCAAATCAATTTGAGAAGAAATAATCAGCATAAAGACTCCCAAAAAAGCCCGATCCGCGATGACTGCAGAACGGGCCAGGTAAATTAAGGCGCGGTAACGGTGATTTCAGACGTTGCGGTAAAGGTGCGGGCCTTACCGGTGATGGTTGCAGTACCGGCTGCGTTACGTGTGACTTTCGCTGTTTTCTGCCCGGTAGAAACCACGCTGGCGATAGTCGGATCCGATGACGTCCACTGGACGGCATCAGTTGAATCAACTGGCGTAAGCGTGGCGGTTAACGTCACAGTAGATCCCACTGCTCCAGTTGAAGTGGCTGGCGCAACACTGATTGCCGTCGCCGGCACTTTGGGAACGCGGGTGATAGTTGGCGGAGTATTGGCCGCGGTGATATCCAGCTGAACCTGAACAATGTCAGTGCTCCCCGCATCCGGCCAGTCGCCAGAGATCTGCACTTCCGGGAAATCGAAGGTATAGGCGCCTTCAGCATTCTCCAGGGTGAAGCTAAACGGCACCGTTTCGCCGGTGAACGTTTTTTTGTAAACCTCCCAGGCTGCCTTTGACCATGACAGCGTGATTTGACCTGACGGGGTAAAGGTTGTCGGAATGTTGGCGCCGGCGAACGCCGAACCGGTACCGATGCAGCGCTGAGTCTGCATATTGTTGTTGAACTGAATGTTAAAGGTGTCGACGCAGAAGCCTGTCCCGCCATCAACACCATTCAGCCGGATGTTCGTGACCTCCTTGAAGGAGTAACGCAGCGCCCCCGCTAAATCCACTGGCGTGGTGAAATAGCTGGTATCGTCCCCCTTCGTCTCCCAGTCCAGCCCTGCAAATGTAATGGTTGCAGTGATATCACCATCGGCCGGGATTTCCATCTGGAAGGTGCCAACCTGACAACCGCGGGCAATCTGGGCGATCCCCACATCACTGGCAAAAGTCGCCACGGAGAACGTAATGCGACCATTACCCATCGTCAGCACGTTATTTACCCATTCGGAACCGAAGCAGCTGGCAAGAAAATCATCATGCTGGTTCCAGCGAAACCGCGTGCCGACATCGCCGCCGACATCCACTGTGCCGCGTGAAACACCCTGCGCCATGCGGTCACCAGCGATTTCGTCATTATCATTGGTGTTCTGCGTTGGTTTCAGACCAAATGAAGAACGACGCAGCAGGTTCCACGCCCCTGCTGTAGGCGTGATTCCTGGTGTTGTCTCGCGAATAAACGCGGCTACTACTTTTGCACCTGAGCTCACAGGAGCCTCCTGTTTTTTGTGCGCTACAGAGCGCGATAAGGAATTTGAAGATTGAGCTGTAACCAGCCATCGGTCTCACCCGCCGGCACAGCAGAAACAGCGAAATAACTCAGCTTTCCGTCGTCCTTAAACTCGAATAGCTCCGTTAGCTGGTCGGCCGTTCGGGAGATAAGCAACGTCCCGGATCCGACCGGAACAAACAGCTGAATGATGAGTAAGCCCGTCCTGTGGACGACTGGCCCATCCCCGATCTCGGTTGCGCCAGCCTGTCCTGCAATGTTGGTGAGGCGGGCCCAGATATCGCGGTTGCTGGGGTCAAATACAGGACCATTGGGATAATCCACCGCATCAGAGGCAATAGCGGTCTGTGCCGCCATTCGGGAAATGACAGCGTTTCTGATTTCTGTAAGGGTCATTTGTAGGCCTGAATTACACCATTAAACGAGACGGCATAGACGCCTGTCGGCGCCTGTGTTGAGTGGCCATTCTCCAGAGGCACGGAGTAAGGCAGGTTCGACTGGATGTAAATCACCGAGTAGGCTGGCGCCTGGTCAATAATATTTTTGCCATTAAGAAACGTCATTGTCCCGCGCGGATCCGGTTCGGTCGGGACGGAATGATTAGGTTCGCCGATGCTGACAAAATGCGATGCCCTGAAGGTTCCTGCGCGATACTCAGCCGGCCGCCTGATATCCATGCTGTCATTAACACGGACTTTCTTCCTGAGCCTTCCGGTTTTGGTCAGGTTAGCAGGATCGGCATAAAGAGATTCGTTCCATTCCCCAACAGCTTTGTTGTATCGAACCGCGGTCGCGTTAATGGCCCACAGCTCCGGGTTTCCTACCGGCGACCGCTGAACGATTTCATTCAGCAACTGAATGGCGATTGCCCGCTGGCGTAGTTTGACATCTTCTGCCACCAGCCCGGCGAATGCCGCCGGGTCAATGTTCCAGCCCTTAGCCATATCACGCCCTCCGCAGTTGAATGGAGTACGCAGCGCCAGCAGAGTCGGCAGAAGCGGTGATGACCTCGTAGCGCTGAAGCTCACCCGTAACCGGATCCGGTGCGGTGATGATATGCCCGACGGCCGGCTTATCAGTCACCTCGTTAACCAGTGCGGTTAGCTTCACATCACCATGCAGAATGTTAACGCCATCGATACGGCGCAGCTTATAGCGCGCCAGCACTCCACGCCCCGAGTAAGTCACCTGCGTTTCAGTGCCGGTTTCCGTCACCGGGTCCCAGGCACCCCGAACGGTATATGACCCAGTGAAATCCTTAACGGCATCCTGCAGGTCGGTATCGAATGCCGCAGCGACTTCGGTTTGCAGCTCGTCACGAATGCCCATTGCACCCACCAATACGCTGCTGAGGTTTAACGATCACTGTACCGTGGAGTTTGCGGGTATAAATTTCGCCATTGCGCTTAACCCGCAGCGGGAGCGGAGCAAACTCTACAACACCCTTTGTCGGGTTTGCGTAAACGACATGTCTGATCGGGTTTCCATTCACAAACACATCGCGGGGACCGAGCCCGTCGCCGGCATAATGCACATATGGATTTTGCATGTTACCCCCTTACCGCCGCTCAATATGAGCATGGATAAAGTCGGTTTTAAGCGACTCCATAGCGCCAACCATCACATAGGGGCGTCCACCGTTATGCCAGCAATCAATCGCGTTACCCTCATCATCAAGCAGTATCACTGCGACACTGTGGCAGCCGCCGTTTTCAGCTCTCTCCAGAGCCTGTTTCAGCAGGCGAATAACCTGGTCGTTATCGAGGCTGTGATGGCTGGGCTTTTGAAATGGGACCACCTTCAAATCGGACATATCACGCCCTCACAAAGAACGTCTGGAAAGGGTTTATCATCCACGGTTTGAGCATATCCAGCGCCAGCTGCAAATCAGGATCGAGTAATTCAGTGCTGGTGGTTGAAAGCTCGGCAAAAGTGCGGGAAACCTTCACATCGTCGGCCTCAACGCTTTTGCTCGTCACCACGCCGGAATCTGTTTTTTGCTGATACAGATTGCCTGCAGCGGCTACGGAAGCGATAAACGCTCCGGCTTGCTTAACTTCTTCAGGAATATGCTCCGGGTCGATATCCTGAAGGTTAAGCGCCGTCATCCAGGTGTTTGCCTGGAGCACGGCTTTAGCCTTTTTGTCGGCGGCAGCCCAGGTATCCCCCAGCAACTCGTCAACGTCCTGGATTGTTATATAAACGGTCATCGGATCCTCACCAAAAGAAACGGGGCTTTCGCCCCGTCAGTTAACCACCCGCTGGAGCAGTGAACGCGATCGCTTCAGTTGTTTTCACCACGCCGTCAACGGTAGCCGTCACCGTGAAGGAGCCGGCCGTAGCAGAGGTGAGTTTCACCGTCGAGCCACCAGCAGACCCTGTCTGTGACGTCGAAGCACTTAGTGTGCCGCCTGTAGACGTCCACGCCACAGATGCGCCTGAGACTCCTGCACCATTTCTGGTGTACTTGAGCGAAACGGTCACCGCGTCGGTACTGTCAGCAGTTGCGGAAGTTTTATCCACTGACAGGGTTACTCCCCCGCAGGGGCTTCCAGCTTAATCAGTACGCCTGCAGTGGATTTGTTACTGGTGAAATGTTTCTTCCAGTTCGCGCCGGTGCCGATTTTGGTCAGGTCAGGGTTAGCGCCCTTCGTCTCATCCCAGCTGTAACCCAGCAGTTCAACGTTAACCGTACCCTCTGCGCGATAGCCAATGGCAAGGTTTTCCTGGTCGTTGATATCGTAGGAACGGAAGCCCGGAGCCTGTGATTCCGTTACGGATACCGCGCCGGCCACCAGCCCCAGAATCGCATCAACTGGCATGGTGTCAGTTACCAGCACCGGTTTACCCAACGTGCCTGGCTGTCCGCCATAAACCACCACGCCAGCTTCTTCGTAAATTTTGTTGTCGATAGCCTGATCAACAATGTCGAAATAGGTCGTGGAATGCATAACGAACAGCGCAACACGGTTAAATTTATCGCCGTATTTACGCAGGCCACGGGTCAGCGTTTTCTTACCATCAGTGGCAATATCCGCGGATACCGTCATGTCAGCATTTGCGCCAATGGCTGCAACAAGACCCTGTAGGGCATACTTGATATAACCTTCAAGCGTTGCATCAGCGACGTCGACGCCGATCACCTCGGAGAATTCGCTAACGTCGCGACCCCGACGTTTAAACGCCTCCTCCGTGGTTTCATACGGGCCGTATTTCCACGGCGCCTTGACGCTGACAGATTCGCCGGCACCGATTTTTTTACCCGTTACCGGGTCGGTGGAGTTAACGTTGCGCGATTCGATAGAACCACCAACTTTATAGAAGGTGCGCTTGCGAAAATCACCCTCGATCAGTTCGTTGTCGAGAATGATTGCGCCGTTTGAAGCGGCGTTGAAGACTTCCAGATTATCCTGGCGACGCTCAAGAAACGCAGTCTGCGCGAGGTCGTCATAGATAATCAGGTCACTGTTTACGGTCGTAGGCATTGATTAGTCCTTACTTAGGCAATTTGAGATAGGCCTGCTGGCCATGTTTGCGGATGTAGTCCGCTTTGTCGCTTGAGCTCATTTCTGAACGTTTCAGACTACCGCCACCGCCACCGGGTTTATGACCACCAGCCCCGGAGCCTTCGGCGCGCGGGAACAGGTGCGGGGCCGTCTCTTTCAGAGATTCAGCCCACTCAACCGGGGTGAGCGGAGTTTTGCCGTCTTTACCGAACAGAACATCGCCATTTGCATCAACTGCTACGGCCTCGCCTTCGTCGTTGAGCTGGAATGTGCCTTTAGCACGAAGAATCAGATCGTCGGATGCTTCTGGCAGCGCGCCAGCCTTAAGCGCTGCGCTGCGGATAGCATCACCCAGGACACGATCACGGAATTTGTTGGAGAACGCTTCCGCCTTTTCAGCGCGTTCATTAGCGGCTTTGATTTGCTTATCAACATCAGCACGTAGCCGCTCAGTGCGTTTATCCAGTACCTCGTCAATTTTCCCGGCGGCGATCAGTTGCGCCTCTTCATCATCAGAGAAACGCTGGAGAATGGTTTTCACCGCATCAGGATCGATACCATCAAAACGCTTTAGCGACTCAGTGGACTCTTTGAGCTTACCGAGTAACTCACTATTTTTATTTTTCAGGCCTGAAACCTGAGCACTGACCTGCTCATCGATCAGCTTTTGGATTTCCGGCGTAATCTCGGGCGCACCACTACCGGAGCCACCGCCATCACCACCTTCACCACCAGCTGCCGAATAATATTTAATGAGCATGTTACGAATAAGCATGTTGTCCCCTTGGGATAGTTACCGTGGGCCTGGCCCAATAAAAAAAGGCCGCCCGAAGGCAGCCTGATTGAAGAATGTTTGTTGATTAAATTCTGGCGTTCCTGAATGCCTGCTCATCCTTTGAGCGCAACTGGTCCAGCGTCAGCCACTCGCCTCTGTCGTTGTAGAACTCATCGGGAGACATGCCGCCATCACGAATCAGCCTGGCGCGCGTTTCTCCGACAATCTCAGCTTGTCGCGTGAACGACTGCCGGGAGAACCAGTCCTGGTAAGTCGTATCAGCCGGAACCTGTCCATCCATACTGGCGCGCGAGCTGTCCTTGATTTCGCCGACTTTGATACCCAACTCCTCGGACGATTTCAGGATGTAAGTTTCAGTGCTCCGACAGCAAAAGTGGATTTTTCCAGGTCCCTGCAGATAAGGCACCTTGTGCCCTATCGGTTTATTATCCAGCGTGTACTTGAGACGGTCGCGGATCCGACAATCCTTTGATGTCCGGTTATCCAAAGTAGATAACCACTGCTTACCCTTCAGAATGTCGTCGTTCGCCGACGCAAAGCTTTGTCTGGCTGTCGATGCAAGATGCCCTACTGCCGTTTTTGCAATGCTGGCTGCATTGGCCCGGCTCATCTGCAGCGCGCCGTCCTGGTAACCACGATTAGCATGGCCACGGACCTTTTTTGCGATTTGCTCCTGCGTATCGCCCAGCAGGAATCCCTGCCGCACCGTATTGGATATGCGCGCCATCCGATCAGCTTCGAGGTTGCTGGCCCATTCACTCAGCAAACGTCCCTGGAATGGACGCCCCATCGCCGCGGCATAAACCGCATCCGGGGAGATGCCCACCAGCGGATGAAGAGCAAGAACATCGTCGGGAATAGCAAACTGGAAGAGGCTCATCTGAAAAGTGGCTTCGTGCTTCGCCAGTTCCTGCAACTCGGCAGTAAGAGCTGCATACATCGACTGAATCGCATCCTTGTTTATTGCCCTGACGCTTACCAGTAACGCTTCCAGCCTAGAAACGGTAAAGCTCTCGGCGTCCAGCGTATCAATAGCCACCAGCAACCTTGCGGTAAGTTCGGCGTCGCTGTCATTCAGGACTTTTATCATCCTGTTGGCAACGCCGGTACTGTAGCGACTCACCCATATAGCGTGGGCTATGGATTCATCCTGCAGTTTGTCATTCGCCGTTGCCATTATTGCCACCAATCAGGTTAGGCGCGCCGTTACGAATAGCGTCAATGACAGTTTCAGGGTCATCAGCGGGATCTATCAGGTCAAGCCTCTGCAGAGCTCTGACCATATCCGTGTCGCGAATCGCACCGTACTGCCAGGCATTGACGATTGCCGTTACCATGCCGGATTCTGCGACTTTGGTGATAAACTCCTGATTGATGCTGTAACGGTATTCCTCGCCTTTTATGCCGAGATATCTGGCGCACCAGCCGAGCGCCAGCGTATAGGCCTCCGAGACATTGGAAACGCAAATGCCGAGCACCGATGTGGATGCGGTTTGCTCGCCGCTGGATTGCGTGGCGGTTTTAACCGCGCCGTTCTGCTCGATAAGCCGGGCGCCAAGCTGAACAGAATAATCACGCTTACTGTCCATCGCCTCTTTAGCCAGGGTGTTTGGTTGCGCCTGAGCATAGGTAAAACTCCCCTCCTTCGGCAGCAGGAATGGAGAACGAGAACCGACACGAATTCCCTTATCCTGCAGCCAGTCACGCCAGGCGGTATCAAGCCCGGAAATCACCGGCTGAACCTGACCGCAGAAAAATACGCTGTCTTCGTAATCCGCCGAATTTCGATAATGACCAAGGTTAATTTCAACGAGGGCGGCTAATGGCGACTCGTCGATGCTGGGATCGTTATTTTGTGCACCAACGAAGGTAAAGGGGATCTCATCCCAAAAATCCTCACCTTTAGGCTTCGGGTGATACTCAGAATCGACGGAAAAAGACCCTGCATCGGCCGACTTTCGCCACACCCTGCAGATAAACTTGCCGTCCTCCAGGGCAAGTTCCCGATACTGGATTTCATCCTTGTACGCAAAACCATCTTCCTTTTCCATGCATTCGCGTAAAACCACCAGCACCAGTTGATCACGTCCATTGATGCGTTTGGTGCGCCAGTTAATGATGCTTTCCGCCTGATAACGAAGGATGATCGCCTCGTCGGTCTCAGCTGCATAATCCGTATAAAGCCCCTCGCGCGCGGCCTCCAGAATATTTTCTGTAACCTGCTGGGACTGCTGATAGATACTGGCACCAGCACCATCGGCGTTATCACGAAGATAATTCAGTTTATCCGGCGCGGTCATGGTAGGGTCTTTTCGGAATGCCAGCCCCAGCAAACCCACTTTTGTATTGCCCGTTATTGCGTAGAAAACGGCGCGCTGAATGTAATCGGCATTGCGCTTTTTATTGCGTGCAGACTTATCGGACGGATCCAGAAAAGGGAGGTATTCGTTTCCTGCGGCCTTTACAGCATCAGCCCCTTTGCACACGTCACGAATTTTTTTCCACACGGGCATTGCCGCCCTGACCTCAGGGCGAACGTAAGTAATATCGTTATTGGCCATCAGAATGTCGTGTCCAGTGAAATAGAGAATGCAGGTCGAACGATTGGGAATTGCTTCACAATGAAGTAACCGGCAGCATCGTTGGGGTGATCGTTATCGCTCTTTTTATCCGGCTCGCCATTTTTATCCCACACCTGTTGTTCCAGGCAGTCGGCATAGACCGGGCAACGGGCCACATTCACCTTGTACCGGCGATCGCCATTACCATTGCAGAACATGGCGTTCATGGAGTTAATGCGGTCCTTTACCGGCGGGTTAGCATCATCAACGATGACGTTAAATCCGGCCTGCCGGAGCTGCTCAATATCTGTTTTGCTGGCGTTGTTTGACTTCCTGGAATCACCAGAGGCATCCGGGTAAATATAAATCTCGCGGACCTTGCGGTAGTCACCGTCGGCATACAGCCAGAAACGTTCCTTGATGATGCGTATCATGTCGGGCGTATCGTAAGCGTTGATAATCTCTGTTACCGCGTGTGGTAAGCCGAGCCGCAATACATGGACGATCCCGGCCATCTTCCCGACGTTGAAATCCATCCCGATATACAGCGCTTCACCTGGCTGCTCTTCCTCACTGGAATTATTCAGCACTCTGTCGAACTGATGATAAATGGTGCCGCTGGTCAGGTTAGTAAACTGGCCGTTCAGATATGCCTTGATCAATTCCGGCGGGTAACTCGCCAGAAGCGAAGGAATATAGTCATCCGGCAGGTTCTTTTCGTTGTCGAATGTCGAAGCCTGTACCAGACCATACATCGACCTTAGTTCAGGCTTTTCCCTCACAGCCTTAACAAACTGGTTATAGACGAACTTAAATCCTTCAGGTGTGGTAGTCACGTCAATGCCATTACGCAGACCATCAACTTTATAACGCATACGCGCGATTATTTTTCGCCACGCCTGACGCGCCTTATCCGCTTTCAGAACGTCGAGTTCATCCACCAGCGCATTGCCGATTTTAAAGCCTACTATCGTGTCGGGCTTTTCCATCGACCGACAAATTGTCGTGCCGCGGTACTGGCGCCCACTGTAGAAATGGACCTCTTTGTTGCTTTCAACGATTTTGACTTTCAGTCCCCAGTCGTGAGCAACTTCTTCCACCGTGGGGTAGAAAATATCGCGGATCTGAGGATAAGTCGGGGCAAAGTAGCCCTGGTTTATTTTGGGGAACTCCCAGAACGCTTTGCATATTCCACCGCAGCCAACCCATGTCTTACCGGATCCAAAACCAGCTACATAGGCTTTAAACTTCTGCTGCATAGCCAGAAAACGAGCCTGGGGAACGTTAAGCGTCGGAGCTATCGCCATCCTCTTCCCTCACTCGCGCATCGACTACGTTGATATTGATCGCAACTGGCGTTGGTTCGTCATCTTCCGGGTCAGCGGCCAGCTCTTTACGGAGCTTGTCGATCTCCAGCTGCCGGCGCTCGATTTCAATCTGCTGTAGACGCTGGGCGAACTCACTGTCAGCCAGGCCGAGACGTTTCATCACCGCCTCGTACATGCGCTCACGGCTGATGGCGGTTATCTCAACGCCATTCTTACCAAGCTTCACACCGGAATAGGCAAGCGCAGCATCCGGCGCCAGCTTGCGCGTATCGGCGAAGAAAGGCTGGCCTACACCATCACCATTGCAGCGGGGGCATTCCGGGTTAGGTGCGCTGGTGTGGTCGTAACCGTAACCACCAACATCTACGGGCTCGCGACGTTTTCGCTCAAGCGCTTCGAGTCGCTTCTCTTCGTACTCCACGGCATCACGCCATTGATACTGATGACCAAAGCCCCAGCAGTAACGACAACTCCCGCGGCGATACTGTGATAGCTGGTTGGCGTCGAACGTTGCCAGGCGCCACATCTGCTCAAGCACTTCATCGGCACTTCCAAGCGTGCGCACAATGGATGCTTTCTGCTGCTGCGCAATGGCCTGCGCAATACTAACTTTTGCTAACAGCCTTGCTCCCTGTTCATTCGCTGTCTTCTTGCTGTACCCGGCACGGATAGCGGCCTGTGTGGCGTTGTTGTCCTTCAGGTATTCCGCGACAAATGAACGTTGTTGATCGGTGAGGCCATCATCATCCACCAACTCTTCTGCGCACTTTTCCTTTTGCGCAGTGCGCAGTTTCTTCTGCGCAGGTTTTTGCGCAGTGGGTTTCTTGATGTATCGGCGGGCGGTAGCGTAATTCAGTCCCTGCGCTTCACACCAATCCTTCGGTGATACGCCGGTTGCGGCATGATCGGACAGGAACCGTTGCTGAAGCTCGCCCCAGTCCGGTTTTGCCATGGATTATTCCTATTTAACGTGAGGGAGAAAAAGGAATTACTGATTCTCCATAAAATATTCACTTTTTTGTTTTGGAATTAAGGCTCTTTAGTTCAGGAGTTATTATGAAAAGAATTATGCTTGCTGTTTTTATGATCTGTGGTGCGCTGTCTCTTTCAGGATGTATCCTTCCCCCTGGGCCTCATAGCGGCGGACATGGTGGAGATCACTTCCATGGTCCAGAGCATCGTTAACCGCCTGAGGACTTTCATTTTACAGAAATGAAAAAGGCCGCAAAATTATGCGGCCTTTGGTCACTACCAACCAGCGTATAAAGAATCTCTCAGGAGCCAACAGAGAGAGGTGCATCTATCCGGCTAACTAACCTCTGGCGTTCTGATGTTGGCAGGCAGAGACGTTATGAGAGTATTGAGTATTTCAAAATACACCGGGAGAAACAGACAATGATATCAGTCCATTGTCTGACGGGCATTATCACAGGCACTCAATGAATACCTGCTGTAATGCGGTCAGATACCAGTTTATAACCTGACCAAATGTTACTTAGATCACAATCCATAGAACCACCCACCAATGCCAAAGGCTGCAGCGATCACCAGACAAGCAATTGCCGTTTTAGGCATTAACACACCGTAAAATGCAGGAGACAATCCCAGGAATAAAACCATTAGCACTGGCCACATAGTAAGCAACAGGAAAAAGTAGCCATTTATATCACCGCTGCTAAACATCACATTCACTCCAAACCATTACCCGGACTTTCTATAGCTTGGTTGTTTCGTTGCATGATATCATACAACTGCCCCTTATACAGGAGCTTTAACATTATCACAGGCACTCGATGAATGCCTGCTGTAATGCCTTAGCTGATCTTCTCAGCGGCAGTATCAAACAGCGCCAGCGCTTCGGTCGCTTCCTGGATTGCCTTACGGGTCTTCGAGACAATCTCACTTTCCGTGAAAACACGATCGAAAGAGTCAGCGAATAGCTCAGACTTCAGATAGCTGTCGCCTACCCAGTCAATGGCCAGCTTGGCCGCTGCGGTGTCATAATTAACTTTCTTGATTATATCCAGGCGGATTTGCTCGGATGCAGTGATCTCTGACATGTCTTACCTCTGTGCGATGTGGGGAGTATTATCGAAGCCATTCGACAAAATAGCCTCTGTGATGCTTTTGCATTTATCTTTGCCGTGTGTACAAGCTGAACGGTTTCCTTACGGATGCCTGTTACGCACAATAAAAAAGGTCGCATAAAAAATGCGACCTTTGGTTGGTACCAGTTAGAAAACTAAAATCTCTCAGGAGCCACCCGGGAGAGGCTTTTCTGCTTTTTAACTGACCACTGCCGTTTTGGTGTTGGCTGGCAGTGATAACGTGGTGATAGCTTCATTTAAGTTATCGAAAGCATTTAAATATCGAAAGAGCTCATTGAACCAATCATTTTCAACTTGCCGGAACATTCAACCAGAGCTCCAGGCATCTCTGCTGGTCTTTTGATGGCAATTCTCAGCTCTCCCGAACGAGGCCGGTAACTAACAATTTATTCGACAGTTCCTTCGGCATTAACCCAAAGATCTAGATGCTTGATGTAGCGTTGGATGGGCACATAAATAACCACCCCATCTACAAGGTTAACGGACTTGATAACATATCCCTGCGGAGCTAAATAATCCCCATCACAATGAGGGTGAATAGAGTGCTCGTCACCGTATCGATAACCATGCGGAAGTTGAGGGAGTGAATTTCTTGTCATGGGCAGCTTCTTAGATAGAAGGAATTGAAAATCCATAGTGCCTTAATGCACCTGACTTAGATACCAACTTTTCATTTTTCAGCGCTCTGTTGTCTCGTATTCTGATTTTTTGTTCATGTGGCCATGTAAATTTCAATACCTAAAGTGTTCTGCGTTTGTAGCTGAATTACCTGGAACCCTTCTCTGTGAGCTGCGAGCAATTGGCCTGCACTGCTTTGTTGTGCGCCAGAATGTCGCGCTTCGTTTGTCTATCCAGCACGTTGATATCGTGGTCGGTAAGGTAAATGATCCTCACCCAGCCGCAGGCCGTATCAACGACTACCGGGGCGGGTGAAGTGCTCGCGCAGCTCGCGATCAACATCGTCATCACCCATACGCTTAACGTCTTCCTGTACATCGCTTGCCTCTTTCACAACTTCCGCCTTACGTTCTGCCGCGGCGACGGTGGCGGCGGCGTTCTCTTCGGTACGCTGCTGATCGGCTTTGGCTTCTGCCTTACTGGTCCCGCGAGCGTGGCCAATACCGAACGCGCCAGCGATAACCGCCAGCAAAGCAGTTGCCAGACCAATAATCATTTCAATGCCCATAGTGACCTCATGCCAGTACAGATTTAGCCAGGTTAAACAGCGCTCGGCGTTTATCCAGACCGTTTCGACCACCGTTAATAAGCAGCGTTACACGCTCCACGTCGCCGGAATGAAGCAGGCAACCGTGGGAAACATAAAACCATGCGGCTGAACGCGCTGCGTAATCATCTCGCTCCAGCAGCTCAGGCTGGGTGACAAGTTCAAGCTTCAGCGCCAGTCCGCAGCTGCGATAGTTGCTCAGGCCCGTGACTTGTTTCAGACCGCGACCGCGATATTTCCAGCCATCACCGGCAACCTGATTACCGAGATTCTTTTTTCCCCACTCGCCCCCATACACCAGATTCGCGATTGCTCGCTGATTAGCTGGTTGTGTTGCCGTTCTGCCGAGTGCTGCGGCCTGCTGGGCGGTGATACGGTGTTTACCGAACGTAGGCACAAGGCTATCTGCTGAATAGTTCAGATTTTCCACCAGTCGGGTAAAGCCTCCGGACTCATGTCCCATCTGGGCAATGAACATTGCCTGATCGAGTGGAGCAGTGATGCCAAACTCTTTCATCGCGGCTGTAATATGCGCAAACCAGCGCGCAGCTAACCCGGCGCTGATACCAGCCGCCTTCTGGAATTGTGTTTGATTCATTAGTGCCTCAGTACATCAACCAGTCGCGCTACATTGCCTCTTACGCTCAGCAGCACGACAAGGATCATGATATTGGCCGCGATGGTGGGCCATGATGAATAGGGATAGATGCCGCACAGATACGCCAACGGCACAGAGCTGTATATCACTGTTATCAGCCATGCCAGCCGCGACACCCACTTACGATGACGTGAGTCTCTGCGGCGATAGAACATCAACGTAACAACGACACCAGCACATAACAGCGCATTGATGGTTGCAGTAGGATCATTTAGTACCACCGGAACCTCCCCGGCGCGTTATTAGCGCCACCAGCGAGCCAATATCCTGATTGTTCAGGAAGGTGAGTATTTTTACGGCCAATGCCGAAATGATTACGGCACCAATTGCATCCAGAGGCTTATCGTTATACCCGGTCAGGTCGGATAACTTAGAACCGACCAGCCCGGAGCACAGAACTCCAGCGATATAGGACACAACGAAATATGCCATCCGTCGTGGGGCGCTCAAATCGGCCGCTGTCGCTATATAAAAGACGGAACCAGCAAATGCCCCGAACACAACACCGTAGTCTGTACCGGTTAATAGCCCGTAAACACTCGCCCCAGTTAAAGCGCCACCAGCTAAGCCTGTGCCGGTAATTGGTTCGGACATCGGTCCCCCTCTATTGCTGTGAATCCTCTCAGAATTGAGGGGAAAAAGAAAAGGCCGCGCATAAGCGCAGCCTCAAATGATTTGTTCCTCAGCTTGCCGAGGAGCCTTATTCATGGCGAAAAAAAGCCCGCTCAGAGGAACGGGCAGAAAGGTAGGCAATACTGGTTCTGTACCGGATCGAGACGCACCTAATAGTCCGAGCTACCGATTTACCAGGAGAGCGTTCATTTTTCCGTTACTGCCTTTTAAACATAGCTGGAGAAGCCGAAACGGCAACTCCACTACCAAATAGCTTAGTAGCATTGCGTGGTGCCGGGTGCCTCCCGGTGAGCATGTCCCAGCCGACATGGCCCGCGCTGCATTTACAGATCACTGTAAGTGACTGGTCGCCCCACCGCACAGGGGGATTCACCACACGAATAGATTAACAAGATGTTATTTTTCTGGTCAATAAGATGTAAGCAAATGATGACATGCAGTTTTCTTATTGCTGAGTAACTTCAATCTGGTTCAGGGCTCTCGCGCATGGGCGTTAATGTGTCGAGCCCTGACCGGATTGCAGATACGAAAAAGCCCCGGCATTTGCCGAGGCTTTAAATTTTTTCTTCAACGGTGAACATACAATGCCCATCGTTAGAACAAATTAACACGAATTCGGGAAAAGTAAATATCTCACCGCGTTATTTGTTTGAGTTGCGCCTCTGCCCACGCCTCCTCTATATCGAATTTAGTGATCAATACATCGAAGAACGGTTTAACCGATTTCTTCCAGGTATCCAAAGTGATGGCGTCCGTTATCTGGCAAATGGCCCTATGCACAGCAGTGGAGAGGATTCGCTCATACCCGCGACCGCCACAGCGTTTACAGTTACCCATCACAGGCACTCCCTGCTTCTCCGTCTCATCCTGGTTCACTACCTTCCCCCGACCGTGGCAGTCGTTACAGGCGGCGCTAACAGTCCCTTTTCCCTTGCACTTTTGGCAAAGCACCCGGACCTGCTCCCGGACCGACTTCACCTCCTCCCAGTATGATGGATAGATCCCCTTTGTAACTTTGACCCACTTCGGCGGTTTGCCGTCCGGATACGTTACTTTGTTGGTGAACGCCACTGTGTCGATGAATCCAGACCCGTTGCAGCAGTCGCATGTTTTTTTACTGGAAGCACTGCGGGAGTAATCCTCAAAGGCGTACTCTGCGAGGATCCGTATAACCCGGGGTTTTACGCTTGGCGAGAGCTTTCGCAACGCAGCAACCTTATCGCATTTTGTCAGCGCGTACTCAGCCAATAGTCCTATAGCCCGATCCCGGTCATTGTTGCTTATGCCCATCTTGCCCAGGAAAGCGCTATACCCCATAGCGGCACGTTCCTGGGTCATGCCCATTGCTGCCATGATGTCGGTGCCGGTCAGTGAATCTGAGGCGGTAGCACGCGGAGAATCGCTAATCAGCGTGGATTTTGCGAAGTGGTATTTCACTGTGTTTTCAAGATTCACGCTGCGGCCCTCTTTGGCTGTTTTGGTTTGGTCTGGTTCAGGTTGTGCTTTGCTACTGGCGGCATACTGGCGCGCTTAACGCTCTCAGTTTGGTACTGCATGAAGTGATCGAGGGTCATAGAGATTCCCCAATGATGATCTGCCCTTTCTCGCCCCATATTTTGGTGATGCGGCAATCCCAGACGTGTGAATCATCCTCATAGAGAGCGTCCATTAGGGCTTTCAGCATATTGTCGCAGTCGGGCTTTGACTGATGTGGACGTCCTGCGTATTGCGCTCTCTTTTTCTGACTCCAGCTTTGCGGCATAGGCATGACGAACGTGACGTTAGCGCCGGAATCTGGCAGGTGAATTTTGCGCAGACGAGCTTCATCACAGAACGCCCGGTAACGTATTACTTCCGGACGCTGCTTCCATTTATCAGCTCTGGTCATCCTGGGTTTGCCGATGGGCGTGATATCGTAGATTTTCATGATTTGATGAGTCCCTCTTTCCGCCAGATTTCCAGGGTGCGCATTACCCCCTCTGCGTGCATCAGGCGCAATTCGTCGTAGGTGAAATCGGTGGTTTTAGTTCTGCCGTCGATTACGTCATGGCACCCGTTGCAGGCGATCGCCGCCTGAGTATCGTCAGGCTTGCATCCAGTTCCGCAGGTACCCGCCAGGCGGTAATGCGCCAGTACGCTGGTTTCCGGATTGCCATTGCAGTACCCGGGAATACGTACTGTGCATTTGCGGCCTCGGGCCGCTTTGCGAAGGTTCGCCATACTCACTCCCACATCCTGTTACGCCAGCGAGAGTCTGCCCGCGGCGGATTTTTGTCCTCCACCAGCTGCGCGCTGACGGTCCATGTCATAAAGTCAGGGTTTAAGCTTCGTTCGACCTTTACGCCCCGCTGACGATATCTCGCTACCAATTCTTCGGCCTGCTGCGTTGTGCATTCGAGATGGTGAAACCATGAGCGTTTCATCGGCATCACCCCGCGAAGCTTAAAAGCTGGTTGGCGGCGTTCTCAGCTTCCTGCAGGCTGTTGAAAGAACGAGAGAGGATCCACCGCCAGAGAACATCGAGCGATGCTTTGTACAGTTCCTGGAATTCGCATTCGTCCATGCTGGCGAAAGAAATGCTGCGAGGGTGTTTTTTCAGCGTACCGTCCGGCAGCTGTATGGCGTCATAGTGGCCGGCTTCAACGATGACCCACGCCCTGTAAGCATCGAAGGATTTGCAAATACTGATAGAGCCAGATCGCTTCTCGGCTATTCGGTCGAGATATTGCCCGGCGGCATCAAGCAACGCCGATTCACTCCCGCCATATGCAGCAAGGTATTTGGCGTAACCTGTGATAAGCCTGCGCTCATTAGACGAAATCGCCCCGCCGGTAGGTTCCCAATATTCAAAACCTAGATTGAGTAAAGCAAAGTAACGGCGGTGAAACGCCGGATTACGGACAAGCTTATAATCGGCTTCCAGAACGGAGCCGAGCTTGCATTTTGATTGTAGAAAATCGCTGGTCTCCTGCGTTGCAGGGATCAGGATTCCTTGGGACTGTTTTACTAAGTGCAATTGCGCCATGGTTTCTCTCCGTGGCGCAGTAGGTTAACGGTTGTTCAGGCCGTTGATTTCATATTATCAGAAGGTGGGATAACTCGGTAGCCGAGGCGATGCAGAAAACTGGTCATTGTGTTGAGATTAAATACTCCCTCGTCCTCAAGTAGTGGTCGCATAGAAGTAATACCATTTGCCGTGTATACCAGAACCCGGCCTGCTGCCCTGATGCTGCCAACAACTTCACCTGTAGAACGTTTAACCAGATCGTAGTACTCATCACTCTCACTGCGCATCCCTACCTCCCGGAAGCAAAACCATATACTGTGTTTTTATACAGTATAAATTAATGTTAAATCACTTACATGTGAAAATTTCACGGTAGCGGAAGATATGATGGCTGATGAAGATCGTCCTACAAGCCCCTAATTTTCAAAGGAGATAACCAAAATCGAAACTTTGGTACTTTTGTTTATTTTTACCGGTTGACGGAGGTAAAAGCTGTGCACGTTGGCCAAAGGCATATTTTGTGTGTTGTACAAGTCCCTATTTGATCAATGCAGTGATGAAATAGCAAAATATGGTATTAAGTTAAAATAACCGAAGATTTTGCAGCATTAAAATCCAAATTATTTTGAAATATCCATATGACATATTGCACCGTCCTTCTGACAAAAAATGAGTAATGGTTAATGACAAGAAACAAGTGCTAATAAGCACCAGTGCAGATTTGGTTAATTAGGTGAAACTTCTGGTATTCTGCTTGGCCTTCTCCTGATAGTGTGCGCAAGGACGAAAGCAGTCGCTCATCGCAGGAAAGGTGGAAGTGGGGCTTAAGAAAACGTCGGAGTAAGCGAGACCAGTACTTAACCTTACTAAACATCTGGATGCGATCTAGGTGAGCCTGTCTGTTCCATTAGCTTGTACCAGTCGCCTAGAAATGACGACCGACTAGAGCAGCACTTACTTAGTTACGGCAGGATAAAGGCCCGCAGAGATTTAACGGACTGATTCAATAACAGAATCTAGAGACATCAAGAACTACAACACAATAAGCGGGCAGAATTTTATGTTCAACGTCACAAAGCAAACACCACAAGATATAGGTGTTTATAAATCTTGCATTGTATGTGAATTTGAATAACCAACATGATGACCTCTTCAACTGATAAGGCCATCATAAAGCTAAGTCCCATTTAGGGAACAATGGCGGTTATACGCGGGTATCTTTTCGTTGTTCTGGGATATATATCGAATCGCAACCTCTACTACCGTCCGTTGCCGTCGCGTCGAGCCCTTTAACGTATCTAATTGTTTTTTATCAAAAAAAATATCCCGCCGCCTTCTTTTATTTATAACCAAAGCCCTGTATGATACAAAGTGAGATTACTTAATAAATGGAGTTTTATATGCCTATTCTAGCATCAAGTTATGCATTTAACTTTATCACGAATAATATACAAATATCTCCCGATAGCGAGGGAGTTACCAAACTAGTTCCAATTATTACACAAGGATTTTTACCCTCCATAAATGACGAAATTATAAATGGAGTTCCTGCAAAAATATTAAAGCTTGAAAAAAACGAAGACAATGTTGGAGCAGCCATCTTATTTAGAGGCGATATTATTGCAATTGAGATCTCCAGTGATAATATATTAGAGCCAACGTTAATCGAACAAAAATTAACTTCAATAATTAGCAGTTTATCTCCTTTTTTAAATAACTTAAAGGCGAAAAGAATTTCTAGTGTTATCAACATAATAACTGATAACAGTGATAAAGCCTTTGAGGACAAAATATATAACTCTTTCTTCAAGGATGAAAATAATTTATTTGAATGGTCTGTGAGGAAAGTTAGTGAGAAAGATATTGATGGCGAACAAACATATAATCTAATAACCGTACATAAAGGTCATTCAATAAAATCACAAAACGGTGTTTTTCAAAATATAAAAACAATCACTATTACAGCTGATAATAATACCGTACCTTTAAACCAACTTGAACGCTTTGATTTCAGTTATAGTAGTTTACTTAGCAAGCTTTTCTCTAAGTCTCTCGAAGATATTCATAGCATCATAAAATGAGGTATGTTATGAATAACAATAATGTTAAAGATTTTTCCGTGAACTATAACTTTCACAACTCATATATTCCTACTACCAACGGTTATGTGATCAATGATGCCAATCTCTTTTGGTATCATAATGTTTTTTCAGATTTTAATGAGACAATATTTACACCATCCGATGAACTTGATATCAAAACAACAGAAGCGCATTTCAAGCCTGTACAAACTGATATCATTGGTGACTTACAACTTAATATTGTTAATAAAAAAAATAACATATCGCCCGTTGACACTGATTTTATATCCAATAAAATTTACAATCATTTCATTTTTGATGAAATATCTTTTGACACAATATCGAAGACTAAATATATAATTGATCGATTAATAAATGAGTATGGTTATCAACAAGTAGACTACGCTCTTCTCAACTTAATTAGTCGCACTATTTTCATTAGCAATGATGACGAAAAAATCATAAAATTCATATGCTTGCTATCTTCAGTTTCTGTTAGTGACATTCCTCTTTCATTTTTTACAACAATAGTTTCATTTTACAATCATAAATCGGACTCTGTTAAAGAGGCTGTAATTATGGCTGTTGAGTATTGGGAAACTAAAGACGCAATAACTTACATTGAAATGATGGAACCATTCAAAAGGCCATATTTGGAAAAATACAAAAAAAACGTATTGACTTATCTTAAGGAGTTACCTTAATGGTATTTTATATAAGAAAAGTTGAAAAAAATAAATGGGATTACTTACCTCCGGAGGATGGCGATCATTTGCACATGGGTACTGATGGTGTAACTAATTGCTGTAAAACAAGCAATAACACGTTATCCATTTGGGAAACTCCTAATAACAATCCCGATAGTAATGAAAATAAAAAAATAATTGTAGCTATTAATACTGCGGGAGATCGACCATCTACTACGGATTTTATTTTTATATCTGATGCTGAAATATCACAACTAGGAGTCTCTATCTCCCATACTCCTGATTCGGCAACAACACTAATAAAATCGATGAAATGCAAGCATTATGATATTAAAGACTTGAATATTGACTCCTTGGGTAAAATTGGGATGTTAATTCATCAGAAAGTTAACGATGACAAACAAATTTATCGAAAAACTGTTGGTGAAATTAAGAAGGAAACTGTTTCACTCTTTCCTGATAAGACACCAGAGGCTAATGACATCAAAACTAAAGATAACTGGGCTGCCTTATACAAGTAACCGCAAAAGGTGTGTTATATAACATAATAACACACCTTATTTTTAATTTTAGCTACCGAATTGGTTGCCGCCTAGCTCATTTTGTTGCTCACAAGCACAAGCTATACCCTAGAAAATGTCTCACACGAATGGTCATTAGAAACAGGTTCGAACGTTGCATTGAGAATGGTAGCATCGCTATCGACATCGATATAGAGCGCAATTTTTTTCTCCAGGCGCCCTTTGGCTTCCTGCAGCTGCATACCCCGGCAGGCGCGCGGGATATATTCCGCAATCTGTGAAATAGCCTTTTCGTTCTGTTTAAACATGCTTCACCCCGATAGGCTTGATGGTGTCGAGCAGCAGCCGGCGGCGCGTATTTTCTGCAAAGTGACGGCGCCCGGTTTCTTTGTGGTAAAACTCGTTTTTGCCGACGACCCACATCCGCTCTGTCTGGTGCAGTTTTTTACCTGCGGACCGTCTTTGGTGATCACGATGCCGGTATGGGTTTTCACAATTGTCATAAGGCCTCCCGTGATGACGATGCTGGCGTACAGGTAAAAATCATTTCCTGAATATCGAGGAAACGCTGGAATACAGGACAACCAAGCAGGCTGTAATTCATCCCTGACGCTGCCTTTGGCACCATCCCTAATCGTTTCATGTCAAAATCGATGACAGCGCGCTGATCGCGGAACAATCCCAGACGACCATGCCGGACAACCTCGCCAGTCTCTTCTGCTTCGGAAAAATACCTCTGAACAGTAGCGCGGCTCAGCCCTAGCTTTTTCATTGCCTCGGCGGTCGTGAGTCGCCCCTGATGCCTGGTGATCCGAATCACTGCGCGGACGTACTCTCTGCGCTCAACTGCTGACAATGCTCTAGCCATACATACCTCACTTAACGACGCGCAAATGGCGCACGTTTTTGCGATAGCTGTCCCATTCAAAATTCACCCACATACCGCCGTCCATCTTTAGACGGTCAAGGATCCGCATGCCCAGAGTTTCCTTCAGCGATTCATAGTTCAGGTTGGTTAGGATGCCGACAGGCCGCATGGAGGACAGTCGGCGATCGATAACCTGATTCAGGATGACTTTTTCACCGCTGCTTCCGCGCTGAATACCCACCTCATCCAGAATAAGCAGGTCCACATGGCACAAATCGTCCAGCAAGGACGCCTCTGACTGCCCGCCGTCATAACATTCCCGAACACGCAGCATGAGATCCGGAATGGTTACCACCAGCACAGAGCGGCCACCAGCCAGCAGGTGATTTCCGATTGCTGCCGCCAGATGGTTTTTCCCGGTGCCCGGCGCTCCGCTGAATACGAAACTCGCAAACCCAGAGCCGAAATGCTGCGCATAACTTTTCGCCATCGAGAGCGCCCGACGCTGGCCATCCGACTCAACCTGATAGTTCGCGAATGTGCAGCCGCGGTGCAGATCCTGAATTCCTGCACGTCCAAAGATTTTCTCTGCACGTGCTCGCTGGTTTTGTTTATCCAGCTCCTCGCAACGCTTTCGCCCCTCTTCGGCTTGCCAGGCACGCCATTCATCAACGCTGCAGAATTTTGGCTGAACGCCAGGGGGAATGAGCTTTTTCAGTCGCTCCAGTGCTTTCCCGGTACCAATCATGTTTTTCATCGCTACCCCCTGAATCCCGCTGGGATTGTTTTGTCAGGTTCCGAAATCTGATTGGGATCTCGAGTTCCTGACGCCTGCTGAATCGCCCACGGTTCGCTGAAATGCATACCGGGACCAAAAAACGTTTTCGCCTGTTTCACGTACTGCGTGTTCAGGATTCCCTCGGCTTTAACGAAAGCCGCGTAACGCTCCACACCTGCGAGGATTTCCGCCGTAGTGGTTCCATCCCTGATTCGGGCATTCCAGGCTTTGAAGGCATCGGATTTGCTGTTACCCCCTGCCCGCCTGGGATAAACCGACCAGACCTGCTCGAACTCATTCGGGTATATTTTTTGGGATTCAGGTTTTTCGCCTTCGTCCTGGTTCTGATCGGCTGGGGGGGTGGCGGAGCCATGCCCCGAACTATCTTCTTCCTGATCCTGTTCCTGTTCCTGTTCCTGGTTAAGGAACGGTTCGAGACCCCTTTCGGAACCCTTTAGTTTTGCGATGCCGATGTGGGATATTGCCGAGGCTAAAACCCGCGCCAGCTCTGGCTTAACCGTAGATGCGTCCGGGACCTGATCAAACAAACGCAGTGCTGCAATTCCCTGGTTTGGGTTTTCAACTGAATTCCAGGTCAGAAAGTTACGAATTAGCACCCATTTCGATGACGAATCGCGCGTTGCGAAACCGTTAGCCGATAGCTCATCAAACCCTTTCGAAACCCTTTCAGGAGTCCAGGCTAAGTCTTCCGAAACATATCCATCAGGCAGCCGGAAACACCCAATCATGTTCGTGTGTTGCCCGGTGAGCAGGTACAGCGCCAGCAACCTGGCATCATCCGATACCCGGCGCATTCCATCGCTTATCCAAAATGATGTATGCACCTTGCCGTAATCACGCATAGAGACCCCGTTGTTGCTTAAACTGGTGTGTTTTCATCACCAAGCACCCACCGCAAAGCCGCTGCGTATTCGCCGCTGGCGGTTTGAAGTTGCTGGGTAATTTCCTTACGGGATTTAAGACGCGGCTTTGTGTCACCGAGAACAGCGCGCTGGCGGCGAGCTTTCTCGTGGCCAGTTACACCCTCTGCCGCTGCCTCTAACTGTTTGACCGTTTCCCGTTGCTTTTCCGGTGGCATATCGACCAGTTGACGCGCTTGAGTGACAGTGACTTTTCCAGCCTCAACCGCCGCCTGGACGGCGTGCGTAGCATCCAGTAGAGCCACGGTTGCCTGGACCGTTTTTACGCTGCAGCCAAAAAGCAGGGCAATGTCATTTTCGTCATGACCATATTCCATCTGCTGAACCATTTTTTTGGCCCGGCCCAGTGGAGTATCTGGTTGGGTTATCTCGTTTTCACTGACCATGTATTTGGCCATTTGAATTGCTGAGCCGCGCTTAGCTATACCGGGTACCGGCCAGGGTTCCAGCCCCGCCCGCTTTCTCCTGGCGTTTGCTTCCATAGCGTTCTTTACGCGCTGCCGACCTGCAACCACGCAGGTTTTCCCTGTCTCTGGGTCCTTCCACACGATAATCGGTTCGAGTACCCCAAGCTCCATGATGTTGAGGATCACAGCTTCATTAAGCGGTAGGTGTACTCGTTCGTCGTACAGCGGGTGTGTTGTATCGGTAACCAGATGCAAACTTTCCGGTTCGAAAAACAGAACATTGCTTTTGCCGCTGGCGCCATAAGCGTCGATAGAATTTTTAGCCATGGGCGCCCTCGTTATTGATATTCAGTTGGTTCGTGTTCATAATTTCCCCTGTGAATTGATCCAGTAAATTCGCAACGAAAGCCGTAGGTGTTGCAGCACCGCGGCTTTCTCCTTTCTGAACTTCAGCATCACGTCACCCCCAGCATTGAAGTGACAATGGCCATCAGTGGCGCTGTTAACTCCGGATCTATCCGGAACATCTCGACTATTCCCTCGCTCAGTTCTTTCAGCTTCTGATGGCGTGGTGCCCCCATAGCAACGGCAACCTTCGCTTCGCTGGTTTCTTTCTCCAGACGAGCCAGTCGGGACATAAAACTCTCTTCGGGCAATAGGCGGTGGCGGTATTCCAGCGGAAGAACGGCCATGATCGCCGGTGTAAGAAGGCGAACATACTCGCGATAGCGCTCAGACTCGGCCGGGTTGTCCAGGTAGCGAAAAAGCTTCTGTCGGGCACGACTGATGTCATCAGGAAACGCAATCTCCTCGCCGCCCTGCTGTCGCCATTCCTCGACGATGTACGCAGACACAACATCCTGACCTTCAGCCCCTGCCCAGGCGCGAACGGCGGAGCGAATGTTGTCGTGCTCTGCCACTATCGGCTGATATCGCTTTATCAGGGCGCCAGTATTGAATCCGGTATTTTGTTGAAAGGAATGTGTTTGCATGGTCATCCCGCCAGATTTTGTGAAGACAAACCGTCGTTTGGATTTGGGTAAAGGTCTGGGCGAAGTTCATGCGGAGTAACGCCGGTTACCCGGAAGATTTGGAAAACCCGAGACTGAGGAACGGCTCCCCCATGGCGATGCCTCCAATGGCTAATCGTCATAGATGAGACGTCCAGTTTTTCTGCTAGCTTCGTTGCGTCACCAGCGATCTGTATGGCTTTTTCTAATGCGTTCATAAACCACTCCGTTAAAGTTACAGAGATAATTAAACATTATGTTTATTTATATGTCAACTTTATGAATGTTGAGGTGGTAAACATTTAGTTTAAAATCGTGATATATGAGAAAAAATACGCATCAAGCAGATAACCCTCAGGTTCTGCGGCTTAACGAAATCATTGAGCAGAAACGCATATCTAAAGCGGATATAGCGAGGATCTGTGGTGTGAGCTCACAGTCGGTTAACAACTGGTTTGTCAGAGGAGCGATCGGAAAAAGCTCTGCAATAAAACTTGCAGATGCGCTAGGGGTAAGTCTTGAGTGGGTTTTAGGGCAGGACGTTGATTCGAAAGACGGCTTAAGACCAGACGAACGGAGACTCCTGGAGCTCTATAACCAGTTACCGAACGAAGAAGAGCAGCAAAACATATTGCGGATCATATCCCTACGGTTGAAAGAGCTCGACGAACTGTACGCGAAGTACATGGGACGGCGAATTAAGGGTGATATGGAGTAACACGACGCTGAAGTGCCGGAAACATGGGTAGTCAGCAGTCAACCGTTAAGATGATGGTGTTGCATTACTTAACCCTGCTTGGTCGGCAGAACCTTGCTTAAAGATAGTAAAGAGAACATAATTTAACCTACCAGTTCTCTTTGGGGGTTCATCATGCTCAGGAAATTATTGAAACAAACTACATCAAACGTCCCTAAGGAGGTCGAGGATGACCTTGTTAAAATTTTCGATGAGATAGATGAAAAGCAACAGAAAATTGCTGAAAAAAAAGAACGAGCTCAAGAGGAATGGCACAATGGCGCAAGAGCAACAAAGCACCGATTCACTTTATGATTTTCTTTATGTTGACAATCAGCGCGCATCTTCGCTTCTCGCTCAAATGCATGGGCCAGGCGTCGTAACTTCCATTAAGCATGTCACTGCAGAAATTGATAAGTCTATGTCCGATGCAGGGTTTGACTTAAAAATTGTGAAGTCCAAAATTGGTGTTGAAGAAACTATCAATCAGACACAAGAAAAAAGTTTTGATGCCTCCTGGACGCTGCCAATAAATCTGCTCGATAAGCTTGATGAGAACAATTTGATAAGAACCGAGCTCAATGGAGAGCGGCTGGGGAGCACTGTTCTATGCAAAGGGAGGATGCGAATTTTTGATATCTCAGTTTTCCAAAAAAGCGTTCCATTTATAGCAAAGATGATGGAAATTGGACAGCCAAAACTCCCGCCTAAGGCAAAAAAATCAAACTTTAATGTTGAAGAGCAACTGATTGCCCCTGGAGTGACATTTGGCATGATGAAAGAAGTATTAAACATCGTCCCAAACACATTACAAGTTGATTTCATAAACGAATCAGCTCAAACCATATGGATGACTATAAATCGAGATTACCTTACAATTAATCCAGATGATATGGTACTGAAGTATGGTTCAAGCCTCCCAGGTGAGTGGTATGTAATTGGTTTCATTGATGCTCTTCCAGAAACCGAAGAAGACATGACGGATACTTTTAATTTCGAGCCTAACTCAATGAAAGACGGTATCACCGGTATGCTGTCTGGAATAAGGGATTTAGCTGGGCGAAGCAGTAATTCATACGGAATGACACCTCTGGTTATTTTCAGAAAAATTCAGTGATTTTACCCGGCTGCCGCGCCGGGTTTTTGTTGCCCTTGCGAACTCTGCCACATCTCGAAGTAACCCCTTGTAAATAACATTACCAACGGCTTTACGCTTGGCTTCCAAGCTATCAACGATCGCTTCCCGGCTTATCACTATCCCGTTAGATATCAGGCTTAAAGCAACGCCACCCACTTCGCCGGCAATTAAAGCCACGAGATCTTCCTCCAATTCCTTTCGTTCCACACCACCTCAAAACGATATTTTATCAACAAAAAATTGCATTAGAAACATACGGTCTTCGCCCATAGACGACCACAAGTAAACTTTTTGTTTATCACTTAAAACTCATTTTGTTGACAAAATAATAAACATTGTGTTTAATTACTCAGGCACAACAAACCACCCAGGCAGGACGCCCACGAAGTAGCTGCCGGCGGCATACGAATCACCGGATGAGGTGGAGAGATCAACGCGCAGTAGGTTTAAACGTTCCGCTGGCCGGCGACAAGGCAATGAGGGTGAGATGAGTAAGGTAAAGGTGGCGCCTATTGAACTCGAAATAGACGCCACGGAAGTAATCAATCAGGTCGAGGAACTACTGGGGTTACTTGAGCTTCCAGCCCGTTCCCTTGAAGGCATCCCTGAGGATGTCGTCAACCTGCTTTTTGACAACATCCGTCCCTTGCTTAACAACATCGTCCTTAGTGATTTCTCGACCACAGTTGGCACAACTGACGCCAACAAAATTTGTATCAAAGTCGAAATCATCGGGACGCTTGAGCATCTCGCTTCCGCAATCAGGGCAAGCAACTTTCATAGTTGTCAGTTTTGACATTTTTTATTTCCTTGCTGGCTGTGTGAGAACTACCAGCATACCACCGAGCCTGAAGTGGTTAAAAGACAGGCAAACATGAGGAGTTGGAATGAGCAAGCAAGGCATCAGAGCCCTGATCATTTCAGCAGTTATTGGGCTCTTCATCTGGATCGCGCTCTTCAGCGCACTGAGGGGATTGTTTCTATGAATGATTTCGCACGCAAACCCGCTCGTCAGCAGGCTGTTCGTTTAAATCCGCTGTCGGCTTTCATCCGCCGGGTGTGCTACATGCTCGCGCAAAAAGGAGGCCCTTCATGAGCACGATGTTTGCCCTGGTTCTCACCGTCAGCATGCTGACGGGCGGTAATCAGGATGTCCTGCTCGGCGTTTACGACACTGAGAATGACTGCAAGGCAGCTGCAGAAGAGCAACACGTGAAAGCTGAATGTTATCCACTGAAAGGTTTACTGGACGAGCATCCGGCCGGGTTCATGGTGCAAATGTAGGGGGAAGAATGCAGAAGAAATGCGGTTACTGCAGTAAAGCAATCGAGGGAAAGCCAGTGGTAAGCACCCTGTTGTACCTCCAGGGGAACCAGCTAGCACGGAAAGAAAAAGAGTATTGCTCTGAACGTTGCGCCTCTCACGACCAGATGGCTCACGAGGGCTAACGTAAACCCGCCGAAGCGGGCTGTACGTCCGGTGCCACCGACCAAAGTTACACCGGAAATTACCAAAACCAATGACCACCCTGAATGGGCGCTACCAATGGCCCGGGGGATTCTACATCCAAAATAGAGGCTATCACATGGAATATTTTTATCTGATAAAAGCGACTCAAAAATCGGGTGAAGCTGATGCCGTAATCTGGCGCACTAATAAATCAGAAGCTCGCGCCCTTCTGCAGCTGGACGTCGATCTGGAAGACGCTGGGATCGAAACAGGCCGCGGCAAAGACTATCAAAAACCAATTCGCACCGATTTCCCGGTATTCAATGACCTTCCGGCGGAAGGTGTTCTCGATTACTCATGGTGCGAACGCTACCAGCTCGGCGATGATGGTCGCACTTGGGCTCTGAAGCCAGGTCAGGTGCCTGCGGATCATCACATCGATGATGCAGGAGTAACCTCTGAGGCCGTTACTGGCGAGCTGGTTGATGCCAATACCACTATCGACGCGGTACAAGATGAGACCGTGGAAACTTTCGGTAGTGATAAATACCAGGACGATTCTAGCGCGCTTTTTAACGTGGCCGAACTCCCCTTTCGCGCGCAGCTGCTGGCGCAGTACATGGCCGAAGAACGTCACGTTTATCATATCAGCATGCCTCACCGGCAGGAGCTGTCAGCTCTTGAAATGGACACTGATAACGCAGCCGTCCAGGATCTGATTCTGGCCGCCGAGAATGTCCCTGAAATCAAAAAATACGATATGCCGGCGCTCTGGAAATTCACCAGCGCCAATAAAAAAGTCTTCCCGGAAGGGAAACGGCATGAGCTCGGTAAGCGTATCCAGTTTGCTAAGCTGTGGTTCGCCACGAACGCGATCGACCGCGGCATTCTCACCAGGGAATGGGCTGCCGGTAACTGCATTTCTTCGGTTTTGAAAACCGATGCAGGTACGAATGCTGGCGGCGGTAATAAAACCGATCGCAACCATGACTACACCCATACCCTTGATACGCTCGATGTAGAAATAGCCCTGGCCACAATGCCAATGGATTTCGATATCTACAATTTCCCGGCATCAATTCACCGCCGGGCCAAAGAGATCGTCCAGAAGAAAGAAAGTCCGTTCAAGGAATGGTCTGCAGCGCTGCGCAAGGTTGCAGGCATCCTGGATTATTCCCGCGCCGCCATTTTTGCCCTTATTCGTGGCGCCACCAGCGACATTCATCATTTCCCGGTAAGTCTGCAGACCTATATCAATGCGAACCTGACCGAGCATAAGCATGACGCCCCTTCTGCTGAGACGCTTGAAAAAGCTGGTCATGTTTCATCTGCCGCCGTCACTCTGGACGCTGTGAAAAAGGCTATCGATGGAGATGAAGGTGTGCCTGACCTGGAAACTCTCCCAACTGATTTTCAGGTAATTGGCACTGAACTGGTGAAAGAAGCTCAAAAGAAACGCCCTGACGCTAATCAGGTTCTGGCCGCCGAACGTGGCGAATATGTCGAAGGCATCAGTGATCCCACGGATCCGAAGTGGATAACCGAAGACCTGACCAAACCCAAACAGCCTGAAGTTTCAAACATGGGCAATGGTGTTTTTTCGATTGATGGTCTGATGGATAGCCAGCCAGCACCAGCACTTTCTATCGTGGACCAAGCGCGCCAGCGCGCTGCAGAAGAAAAATTACATCCAGCTAATTCCGGGGAAACCACCAGCAATGTGCAGATGGAAACGGCTCAGCCGGTCGAAGACGAAAATGATAATGCGGTATCAGCAGGCGAAGGCGCTGATGAGCCTCCTGCGCAAACAACTGCCGTGAACATGAGCAAAATACTGGCTGAACGCTGCCCGGATCTTACCGCCGAAGTGCTGAAAAGCCAGGTTTCCGAGAATACTCATAGCGATGAAGTGGAAGAGGCTGAACAAGCAGCGCCAGCATGGCCGGAGTATTTCGAGCCTGGCCGATATGAAGGCGTGCCAAATGAGGTCTACCACGCCGCTAACGGCATCAGCTCAACGATGGTTAAAGATGCGCGGGTATCGCTGATGTATTTCGAGGCGCGCCACGTATCCAAGACCATCCAGAAGGTACGCTCCCCTGTTCTGGATATGGGAAATCTGGTGCATGCACTGGCGCTGCAGCCAGATCAGCTGGAAAAAGAATTCAGTATCGAGCCGGAAATCCCGGAAGGCGCCTTCACCACTACGGCGACGATCCGCGCATTTATCGACGAATACAACAACGGGCTTCCGGTTTTACTCAGCGCAGATGACATCAAAAGATTCCTGGAGGAATACAACGCGAACCTGCCCGCCCAGGTTCCCTTGGGTACTTCAGTTGAAGAAACCGGCCAGGGTTATATGTCTTTACCTGCTGAGTTCCAGCGCATTGAAGACGGTCAGAAGCAAACCGCCACCGCAATGAAGGCCTGCATCAAAGAATACAACGCCACCCTGCCCGCCCAGGTGAAAACCAGCGGTGGCCGCGATGCCTTACTGGAACAGCTGGCGCTTATTAATCCTGACATGGTTGCTCAGGAAGCACAGAAGGCGCAGCCCCTGAAAGTCTCTGGCACAAAGGCCGATCTGATTCAGGCCGTGAAATCGGTAAAACCGGATGCCGTGTTTGCCGACGAGCTGCTGGATGCATGGCGCGAGAACCCGGAAGGAAAAGTGCTGGTTACCCGCCAGCAGCTGGCTACGGCGCTGGCCATTCAGAAAGCACTGTTGAATCACCCGACCGCTGGCAAGTTGTTGACGCACCCGAGCCGGGCCGTCGAGGTGAGCTATTTCGGCATTGATGAGGAAACCGGGCTGGAAGTTCGTGTGCGTCCTGACCTTGAGATAGACATGGGAGGCCTGCGCATCGGTACAGACCTTAAAACCATCAGCATGTGGAACATTAAGCAGGAAGGCCTGCGCGCGAAGCTGCACCGGGAAATCATCGAGCGCGATTACCACCTGAGCGCGGCTATGTACTGCGAAACCGCAGCCCTTGACCAGTTTTTCTGGATATTCGTCAACAAAGACGAGAACTACCACTGGATCGCCATCATCGAGGCATCCGAAGAACTGCTGGAACTCGGCATGCTGGAATATCGCAAAGCAATGCGTGCCATCGCGAACGGTTTCGACACTGGCGAATGGCCGGCGCCGATTACCGAAGACTACACCGAAGAACTTAACGATTTTGATATGCGCCGTCTCGAAGCGCTGCGCGTACAGGCATAAGGGGGAACAGTCATGGAAAACACTAACATTGTTACAGCCGAACAGCAGGCACCAAACACCATTTCAGCTAGCAACGCGATCTTTAACGTTCAGGCTCTCGGTCAGTTAACTGCTTTCGCAAACCTTATGGCTGATTCACAAGTGACAGTGCCAGCTCACCTTGCAGGTAAGCCAGCCGATTGCATGGCCATCGTTATGCAGGCTATGCAGTGGGGCATGAATCCCTATGCAGTCGCGCAAAAAACGCATCTGGTAAACGGCGTGCTCGGATATGAAGCCCAGCTCGTCAACGCGGTAATCGCCAGTTCCAGCGCTATTAACGGTCGATTTCATTATCGCTACGGCGGCGACTGGGAACGTTGCACAAGGACGCAGGAAATTACCAGGGAAAAACACGGTAAAAATGGGAAATACAGCGTTACAGAACGGGTGCGCGGCTGGACTGATGAAGACGAAATCGGGTTATTCGTCCAGGTCGGCGCGATTCTGCGCGGTGAATCAGAAATCACCTGGGGGGAGCCACTTTATCTCTCTGGAGTCGTCACACGTAATTCTCCTTTATGGGTTTCTAACCCGAAACAGCAGATCGCTTATCTGGGCGTCAAATACTGGGCACGGCTGTATTGCCCGGAAGTCATCCTGGGTGTTTACAGCCCGGATGAAGTTGAACAAAGGACCGAGCGCGAAATAAACCCGGCGCCGGCGCAAAGAATGTCTGTCGCAGAGATCACCAGCGGAACAGACATCACCACCAGCGCGCAGGATTCAGCTCTCAATATTGATTCCCTGGCAGATGATTTCCGTGACCGCATTGAGCGCGCCGAATCGGTCGATGCAGCAAAAGCCATCAGGGCGGATCTGGATAAAGAGAAAGCTGTGTTGGGCACTGTTCTTTTCACCGAACTGAAAGGTAAAGCCGTGCAGCGTTATTTCATGGTAGACGCCCGAAACAAAGTTGAGGCCGCGATCAACTCTCTACCTAATCCCGGAGAACCGGAAGCCGTCGAACTGTTCGCTAAAGCTGAAGGCATTCTCAACGGCGCGAAACGCCACCTCGGTGATGAACTGTATGACCAGTTCCGCATCGCCCTGGACGACATGAAACCGGAATACGTGGGTTAACCAGATTGGGAGGGGAAACTCTCCCGATAAAGGAATGTATATGCGATTGATTAACCGAAGCAGACACTCCCCTCTGGGCCGCCAAGCGTGCGATGCGGCACTGGCAAAACACGTTGAGCTTTATGGAGCCTACGGGCGACAGAAAACAAAGAGAACTTATACGGTGGTGGTTCAAGGCTCAAAGATCACTGTAGAAGTTGTTAACAGAAAAAGTAGCTATGTGGCCACAGCCATGAGCTGCGCGCGCCGGCTACACCATCTGCCTGGACAATGTAACTAAGGGGTTTTTATGACTAATACATCTCATAAATCAGATGAAATTTTGATAACCGATGACGTTCTGTCCAGATACAAAATATCGCGCAGCACACTTTATTTCTGGAGCACCCCATCCCGGATGCCCTCTTACTTTGCTCAGCCATTCCCGCAGCCTAAAATAAATGGCAGCCCTAAAAGGTGGAGACTTTCAGACTTGTTGGCCTGGGAAGATAACGTGGGGATCAAACCAGAGGCTGACCAACCAGCTTCTCAAGGTGATCCTGCCAAACAGCAAGCCAGTGACGCTGATCATCCAGATAATCATGCAGGTTATAACGTGCCATGACACCTGCCATATGATGGCCAAGCAGTTTTTCCACAACATGTGGCGGCGCACCTAATTCAGAAAGGCGTGTCGCCACTGTTCGCCTGAGGTCATGGAGAGACCAGGGCTTCATGCCTGTTTTAGCTATAATCTGAGCAGAAAACAGAGCGACGTTTGGTTGTAGTGGCGGTCTGTCATCTTCTGGCCCTCTGTAGCGTGACAGTGTCACAACGTGTTTTGAAACTGACGTTTCCTTCTCTGCTAACATCATTCTTACTACTGCCTCGGGAAGTGCCCTTCTGACCGATTTCCCGGTTTTATAATCGCTTGCCGGAATGGTCCACGTTTGCTCATGAAAATCGAACCACTCCCATCTTGCTGTCCTGATCTCCGTACTCCGGCAGCCAGTCATGATGAGAAACTTCATTATCAGCTGTTGTCTGTACTTCAATTCAGGAAGGATATTCCAAACTGTTTTGATTTCCTCATCACTCAATCTGCGATCTTTTACGGATGCTGTGAGACCTACGTCAGAGCGCCTAAGGCTCTCAATTGGGTTCACATTAATTACCCCTCGATTGGAGCAGAAACGGAACGTACGCTGCATCAGCCCCAGCATCTGACCAGTGACAACTCTTCGCCCCATGCCATCAAAAAGGTTAAGCCAGTGCGCTTTAGTGGTCTGATCTACAATCATGTTCCCCAGCACAGGCGCTATATGGTTATTGAAGTCCCGCCGGTTAACCTTGATTTTCACAAGACCTTCAGGGATGCAGTAATACTTTTCCCAGTAATCGAAAGCCTCTTTAACGGTGAGTGCTTCGACTTTTTTCTGTTTCTCCAGAACTGTTTGACGTCTCGGATCGAGTCCTTCTGTCAACCAGGCCCTGAACTGCTGTCTACGTTCGCGAGCTTGAGATAAGGAGGTGGTGGGATAATCGCCAATCGTTAGCTGAGCGGCTTTCCCGTTCCATCTGTAGCGGTAAAAGAATGTTATACTGCCGGAAGTAGACAACCGGACATTCAGACCATGAGCGTCCGATATGACCTCGATCTGGTCTCTCTTTTTGCCAAGAGCTTTTCTTAACTTTGTGTCGGTAAGCAA